ATAATTGTAATATAATCCCCAAGTTCCAGTATCCATTACTTCTTTGTTTTATAGTTATAATTTATTTCTATGTCTAGTGTGTTCGTTTGTGTCCACATATTTCTTTTTTAAGTATTGTACTAACTTTACAATATTCTCTTTTTTTTGTTTATATCTTATAACACCCATCCACCAAAATCTGAATTAGATGTATCTGGATAAGTATCATCCTCTGTATTTGCATTATACTCAGGATAAGTAGTTTGGTTATAGATCATAAAATCTATAAAGTTGTTAGTGTAAAATTGTGCTATGTCTCTATATTTCTCTACTAAATAATCAACCTCATCTTTATCTACTGTTAATGCATTCTCACTTTGCCCTTTAAATACTCCTTTTGCACCTACTGTGTAAGCAGCAAATGGCATGTAACAAACTAATGCCCAGTATATTGTCATAGGCTTAACGTATGTTTCTAAAAGTGTTTTATAAGCTGCATTAGCTGGTTGATCTATAGTACCAGCAATTATCAAAGCTTGTAATTTTTCTAAAAGCTTAGTTCCTAAATAATTCTGAACTTCTGTATCTTGTGCAATCTCCACCATGTAGATAAAGCGATCAGGATCGACATTGCCAGAAAGTACAGAGTACCTTTTAATATCTTTTGTTGTTATAAATAATGCTTTTGCCATGTCTTATCTTATTTAGGGTATGCTCCTCTATTTTTCATATCTTCAGGAGCTATTCCAGCTTCATAAGAACCCCAAGGATTTCTTGTATATGATGGAGGTATAGTTCCAGTTTTTTTATAATCCAATAAAGAATCGCTAGGCTCAGTATCTTTTTTTAAGCGATATAACACTTGTTTCCATGCATGTCTGCAATAGATACCTCCTTTAAATTTAAACAGATCGTAAGGCTTTCCATCGTGTCCTAATTGCTTATTTACACCATCTTTTGAAGCTCTATCAATATCTTCTAATCTATAGACAATATTAGCTCTTGAAAGTCTCATCATATCATCACAAAAAGTTCTTGATTTATTACCTATTATATTAGGTTTTAATGATTTTTGAAAATACTTATATCGTATTTTATAATTCTTTGAATCTAAATAAGATGACTTGTTTTTAGGAGCATATATTTCATCTTTTAATTTTGTAAATAAAGATTTCTTTTCTACAATAGATGCCGATGCCCATTCTTCATTAGAAACATTATCTTCTGAATATTCTCTCGCATCTACTTCTTCCCATTCATCCGATACTTCCTCCCCTTTTAAATTATCTAATAATAATTTGCCTTGATCTTCCGACAATGTGGCTACCTTATGAGATTCGCATGGCATATACCACACCTCTCCATCTTCTTCGTGTTCATGATAACCTTTGCACCCTTGTTCTAATGCCTTTGCTTCTGCTTCTTCTATTGTTTTATAAACTTCTTTGCCATCTATTTTTTTAAGTCCTAGCTCATATCCAGTTTCTTCTTCTATTATCTCTTCATTTACTATGTCAATATCCGTAAAATCAAGAGGTTTAAGAGTCTTAAAGTATAAGTCTAGTGCTATATTATTAATCGATAAAATTGCATCAATACACTCGATTACTTGGTCTTGAAAACATTGTATAACAATATTGTCAAATAGCTGAGTTGCGTTCTTTATTTCTTCTGCATTATTTCCCATGCCATCATTACCTTCTCTAATACCAAGAAGCATTGGAGAAGTAACCCTATGACCTACGATGAGCTTTTTAAAGCATTCATCAGCTAAATAAGAATAGTGAGCTGGAGCATCGTTTAGTGGAATGTCATCTACTGTTGTTTTGGATTCTGCATTGCTGTTAAATGCAACAATTACTTTCTCTCCTCTGCTTCCTGTTAATTTAGATAATACTTCTGCTTTTATAGATTGCATTTTTTCAGGATCAGGAACTCCATTGTTAAAATTCACAACTTTAGTACCACTAAATCCATTTATACAATCATTAATTAAATAATCTCCTATTTCATCCTCTAAAACAGCGTAAGGCATTGCTGAACTCCAATCAGGAGAGCTATAATAGTATTTACCAGCTTCGTAAGGCTTTAGCACATACATTTCTACCTCATTACCTTTTCCAAATCCAAAAGCTGCTATTCTGTCTGGCTTTTCGTTTGGTTTCATATTATCCCAATGATTAGAATAATACCAAGCTTCTATTTCTCCTTCATCGTTGCATTTTTCTGCTCTTAGCGTTTCCATTGGGAAATGATGTACTTCTTTTACTTTACCATCTTTATAAACTAACTGAAATGCTGCCATTCCTAGTATTTTGTAGTCAGAGATAAATCTTCTTAAATCTTGCTTTTTAAATAAGGACATCATCTGAGCGTACTGCTCAGGTCTTTTATCTGCATCGTGTGCAGCAAGTCCTTTTCCATAGATCATGTTGGAAACCCCTATACAAATGGCTCTATTAGTAGTAGAGTTGTTGTTTACATCAATTATGTAATTAAAATAATTATTTGATTGACCATATTGTATATAGTCTTTGTTTTTTAGCTCTACAACTTCTGGAGCTGTGTATGCTGCTAAATTAGTTACGAAAAATTCGCTCATATTACTACATATTCGTTAGTGGTTACATTCTCTGTATAGACATCTTTATTGATTGTATAAGTACTAATAGTTTGATCTGTACAAAAAATGTTATCTCTATAGACTATTGAAGAGCCATTTAACACTTTTAGAGTGTAAAATCTGCCCTCTACAAGTACTGGAGAGAATGTTACGTTACCTTTTAGATAATATTTATCTTTTGTAAATGTTAATCCAGTATAAGTAACTGGTGTATTAGTATCTTGATCAGTAATAACTATACTAGTTGCTGCATATTCTCTAGGAATAAACTTTAATTCTTGTGCATTTGTAGTAGTAGTTAATATTATCATTAAATAGTATTTTAATATAAACACCAAAAGGCTAAAACTGTTATATAAAAAAAAGGCAAAACGAAATGTAATGCCTTTGATTTATTAAAAAAATAAGGAATTAAGTTCCTGGTACTACAACTATATCAGCAGCAGTAACCATAGAAGAAAATGCCATAAAATTAGCTGGAGATTTCTCTGTTCCAGTTAATGTTAAGTTATATCCATTTAAATCTCCCATTGCAGCTCCAGTAGCTGTATTAACTGCTACCTCAACCCCATTTTCAATTCCAGCCAAATAGAAGTTAGAATTGTAATCCTCAATTATTATTTGTGGTCTTCCGTAAGAAAGTAACTTTAATTGTGCTGTTGTTGCTTTGTCTTGTTTCTTTAAAACAACAGTTCCAGTTTGAGTCCAAAAACTCGTTCCATTTTCTCTTGAATTCTCATTAGTTTGTTCAAAAGAATTAGCTCCTTTTAAATCGTACTTGTAAAAAGTAAGAGGAGCTGCAAATGCAGTAACTTCTCCATCTGCTCCAATTGTTGCTGTAGTTAATAGATCCGCTGTATAAGCTCCGTTTATATAGATAGCTTTTATGCCACCTACAGAGTCTTTACATGGTTCTAATCTTCCAGCTGTAATATCACATGCCATCCGTTATATGTATTATAACTCTTTGGGTATCAAGTATTTACAAGATACCCTTTGAGTTGGTTAGTATTAATTTATTAATTATCCAGCATAGTAAACTACATCTGCACCTACTCCGATTTGTACAGCAGCAGTAAATCTCATTACGATTCTTACATTTTGCGATCCATCGATTGGAGTTTGGTCAATTACTCGAATTTCATTATAATCTGAGAGTAAGCCCGTACCAAAAAATAAATTGCTAGATTCAGCAGCAATCATAGTGTTATCGCTCATACCTCTTGCTACAAAGATTGGAATTCCTCCGAAAGATAAACTTCCGTTGTTGTACCATTGTGTACCTTTGCTATCAGAACCAGCAGCTCCAATAGTAGCAGTAAATCCACCTAATGCTCTAATGTATAATTTAGCAGCTTTGTTAGATACATATAATTTTAAATCTTCTTTTCCATATAGTGCATTTGGAATTGCATCTACAACTCTTTGCATTTCATCAATGATGTTAGCAGCAGTTAAAGCAATTGGGCTAGATACATCAATTACAGATGCATCAGCAGCAGCAAGAGTTTCTATTCCATTGTACTCTCCAGCTTGCGCTCCACCTAAATTACCAGTCCATAAGTTAATTTCGTTTTGTGCTGCTACTTTAGAAGCTACATAACCAATTAAATATTCTGAGAATGAAGTTGGTAATCCGTTGTTATTAAATGCAGAGTAACCCATTTGAATTGCATCCCATGTGTTAAGGAAATCTGATTTACATAAGTTTAAGTTCACTTGGAACTCTTCTGGTTGTAATACAACTTCTGAAAGTGTTACAGAAGAAGAAGCTGCGAAATCACAAGTTCCATCTGCAATTAAATCTCCAGTTTCTACTTTTTGTATTACTTGTTTAAATTTTACATTTGGCATTACAGTAACTCCTCCATCATCAATAGTTGAAGAAGTTAATAAAGCAGCAGAAATATATTTTCCACTAAACTCACCAGCATAGCTTGAAGAGATGCTTACTGTAGTAGCTAAGTCTGTTCTTTTTGACATAATTTTAGTTTTTAAATTTTAAATATTAGTTGTTGTTAAATAATCTTGCAAATACTCTGTCTTGAGTATTCATCGGTCTGTTTTGAGCATAACTTCTATGCTCTACTTCGTTTTTAGATTCTGGATTGTGCTTGATAGCAGTAGGAGTTTGAGCAGATAATTCTACTTCATCGTTTACTTCAATTTCTGAAGCATCTACTTTGTTTTCCTTGTCTGCTTTTAAGTCTGCAATAGCATCCTCTAAGTTTTTAATTCTTTTTTCCATCCCTTTCCAATCAGCTACATCAGCTTCTTCTTCCATTTCTACTTCTTCCTCTACAGGAGCTTCTACCACTTCTTCAACTTCCTCCTCTACGGATTCTTTTAATTCAGCAATAAGACCTTCCTCTTCGACTACAAGTAGCATAGAATCGTCCATTAAATACTCGCCTTTGGGAACGGCAATTCGTTCATCTTCATCGGTTACAATAAAGACCTCTTTACCTTTAGAAAATTCATCAGCTTCAAAGCGAGTTCCGTTTTCCAACTTTCTCTCTTCAAGTTGAACTTCTAAACCAAGTAAAGTTTTGACTTTGTTTAAAGTTTCTTTTGAGTTCATATATATATATTAATTGATTATAATTATAATATAAACTGCATCTTAAATAATCTGTTGTAAATTCAGCCGTTTTGACCTGTTGTAGAGCCTATGCCTTGATTTTGCAAATCTCCATTGCAACACTTAGAGTTATAAGTATTGTCTTTGCATAAACATCCTCTTTTACCTCCTTTAGGAGAAGTTTTACTTGGTGTTGGTGTTTGATTCCTCGAGTACATCTATAATTTGTTTTAGTAGTTTATCATCTTCGCTTAATTGGTCTGTTTGCTTGTCTTGTGGTCTATTTAAGCGATCTGCAAAATAGCCTTCTATAGAAAATCCTTTTACCTTATTTTCTTTAACGTAGTTATTCCAAATGTCATCATTATCTACTTTCATGGAAACCATCCAAGTACCAACTGGCATATCTAATCCATATTTTTTACTCTTGTCATGTATAGAATCCTCTACTAGCCAAGATTCTACTACTGTCATGCCATCTAGTTTTTCTGTATCGTGTTCCATTGTAGCCTGTCCTTGATTACCAGATTTTAAAAACATCTGTGATGCTTTGGCTACTGTTTCTTTAGAGAAATAAATATAGAACTCATGATCTCCTGATTTTCTGTATATAGGCTTGTCTGGTATAAGAGCAGCACCCATTAACAAGCGTTTCTCTTTTGATACTTCTGCAAGTCTTATTTTATCCTCATTTTTAAGAGCAATAAAATCTTCTTCTATTGCTGGAGATTCAACTACTGAAATTGCTTCTATTCCAGAAAGTTCATCATTTTCATCTATTACTAATTCTATTATATCCATAATCTTAATATTTTAATATAAACCTTGTTAGTGTGTTTTTGTTTTATTATCCTAATGATGCCGATTGTATAATATTATTCTGTAAGCTTTGTGATGTTGTAACATCTTGACTTACAACAAATGCTTGTACTGGAGGTTGCTCTCCTAATGCAGAAGCTATTTGATTAGTTCCTGATGTGCCTAAAATATTAAATGATGGAGTTTGTGCCACTATTGAACTAACATTTGGAGTTGCTGCACTTGCTGTTCTAGTAGGGCTAATAGCTGTTGCACCTGATGTTGATTTAGGATTAGTTTTTAAAATATCTTTAACAGATTTAAATCCAATTCCAGCTATAGTAGCAACATTCGCAATTTTAAGACCAATTTCAAAAGGAGTAACAGTTTTAGTTGCTAATTCAGCAGTTATACCTTGATAAGTATTTATAAGAGCTGCTGCTGCTGCTGCTGCTTTACCAGCTTTAGAATTTTCTCCTAATAACTGAGCTATTCCTAAGAAAGTAGATTTAGCCATTGCTAACTTAGCGTTTCTTTCTATTTTATCTCTCTCTGCATCAGCTTTAATATCTGCATCTTTACCTTTTTGTATTTGACCATTCCAATATGCTATTATTTTTGCTTTTTCTTCTTCTGTAGCATTTAAACTTTCTAATTCTGCAAGTTCTTTAGTTTTTTGAATTTCTGCTTTTTCCTCTTCCTTTATAGCATTCTCTTCTAATTGCTGTTGCTCAAATTCATCTTGTATTTGTTTTATTCTCTCTAGTCTTGCTAATTCAGCTTCAGCTTCTTTCTCTAATTCTGCTGCTGCTTCATCTATTTTTCTTTGCTTTTCAGCTTTTTCTTCATTAGTTGCAGTTGTTATTTGTGTTTGAAGTAATCTTTGGCTTCTTAACTTTTTAGTATCTAATTGAATTAGTTTAGCTTGCATTTCAGCAAGTTTATCTTTATCCTCAATAGTGGTTTTGCCAAGAGCCATTTCATCAGCTTGAGCCTTTATTTTAATTCTTTGAGATACAATTTCTTTTTGAGTAATTTCTTCCTCTAGCCTTTGTGCTTCTTTTAACAATGCAATTCTTTGTGTAGCATTATTGTTTTCTCTGTCCTCTGCTTGTAATCTTATATCATTTATCTTTC